AGTAGATGCTGCGAGCGCAAGAACAGAACTGTTTGCTTTACTTGCATGTAATGACTTATCCGCACAACCTTTAAAGGTTCCGTGAAATATAGCAGTTTGTATTCCTGTTGGGTTTTGAGAACTATCATTCGCGGTTGATGTTTCTCTTGCTCCAGAATAGGTTTTTCCAGTATACCTAATTTCTTGACCACCTATCTGACCTTCAGTACCCCTTATGTATAATCCCTTAGAACCCATAATGTGAGTATTAAGAGATACAATATTTAAAGATTCAGTTGCAGTAACAAGCATATCAGTTCCGCAAGAAAGGTCATATTTACCCTGAACCGCATCTGTCCTATTACCTTTTACAACATAATGGTCATCTCCTAGTAAGAATTTTGTATTTGTTTTTACAACTCTTTCGGTCTTTGTTCCTAAAAACTTTTCACTAGTATTTCCTGCTACCTCTATAACGTTATGAAGTTTAGTTTTTTGTGTATTATTACCTGCTACTTTTACATTATAGTCACCACCAACTTCTACGTTATAGTCGCCACTTACTTTAAGATTAAGATTTCCGTTGTATACAAGATTACCATGACCTTCAATAATTACGGTTTGGTCTCCTCCTGTCACCTCAACCTTATTATTCAATGCAGATATTACAACCGTACCATCTGCGCGTAACTCTACACCAGAACCTTTACGATGTTTAATAAGGACTCTTTCGCCACCCGGAGTGTCGTCCATCTCAATAACATGCCCACTTGGAGTTTCATCTACTTGATTAAAAGGATACTGAGAAGGTAATTGTTCTGGAATATTTAAAGGAACTCCTATATCTCCCCCACCCGTGTAGAGTTCGTTTATCTTAGTTCCGAGCGCTGCTTTGTTAACTGAAGAACCAAAATTATATTCTCTTCTCGGATAATCTCCTGAAGCATTCTGCATTCCATCTGCAGGAACTCCTTGAGAAAGTTCTTGCCCTAACTCACCTTCTGAAATTCTTCTATAAAAGTTGTCTGTTTTAGTTGTCATTACATTTATTCCTTATCACTACTTATCATTACCTAATCTCCAGGATACATATCCTTCACTCCTTAAAAAGTCGCCAAGAGGTCTATTACTATGAGCACTAACACCACTGTTACCGCACTCTTCAGTTGCCATATCAAGATGAACAAAATTAGTGTATAAGTGTATACCTTTAAATTTTAATTCTCTTGCTTTTTGAACTAAGAGATATAACTTTTCATGTGCTCTTTCATCATGATAAAATTTTGTTATACTCTTTTTGTTTCTTGTAGCATGTGCTAAAGGGTCTATTTTTTCAAATGCCATTATTTGGAAATCAACCGCAACACCATCTATATGGTTACTGTTGGGAACACCTCCTACAGCAATATTTTGTGCTTCAGTTCTGAACCCACTTGTTACTCTCAAATCAGAACCTATGAAGTTTGCTATTTGAAGTAATTTGCCAGGAATGCCTTTCCCTAATCCCCTAAATTCTGATGGGTCTACATTTCTTCCATTACTACTTTGATATACATACTCAACTACAAACTCTCCGTTAGAAGGTCGTTCAATAGTTGGCAAAGGAACAGGAAGACCTTGTGCTAATCTGGATAAACTACGTTGACGCGCAGCAAACCTACCAGAAGGAGTTTGTCTACTCGCAAAATCTAGTTCATTTTGACTATCGTCTGGAAATTCTGCGATAATATCTGTTCCGTCTTCAAGTGTTGCAGTTTGAGATATTAGCAGACCTTCTATAACACCTTCTTCCCAATCATCTAGTTTTTGGTCTTCAACTTGTTTTCTGTTAACTTTACCGAATAAGGAATATATGTATTCACTTACATCAAAGAATGGGTCAAGAAATTCTTGTTCATCTAGTGGTTCTTCTTCTCCGTCAGTGTCAGTAGAAAATAAAGATTTTAGTTCGTTATGACCATAAACTTCTCCTCCAGGAAGATGATTATAAAACGTTTTAAGGAATAGTTCTAATGTATCATACTGAGCACGTGTAAATGATGCGCTTGAATTGGTAAAATTAAGACTTTCTGTACTTGCTCTGTTAATACCACCTACCATAACAAGACCTATTGAAGTCTTATTAAAGTTGTAAGGTGCATGATCACCTTCTTGTTCAACGCTTCTTCCTCTTTGTAATCTGCCATCACGCCTTATTACATAATGATAACCGATTTCTCCTAATTCTTCTTGTCCTAACTCAGCAGCGAAATCTTCTATTTCTTCTGCACCTATATTTTTGTTTGTAAACGTTTCGGTTGCATGAATAATTGTGGAGTCTACATTTCTTCCACTTCTCATAACTCTTTCAAAAAACTCTTTTTCTAATTCTTCTACTGAACCTATGTATGAATACTTATCTATCTGTTTAAATTCAGCAACAGGAGGTTGAACCGCAACTTCTGATATAATACTCTCAAGTTGGTTCGTGAAGAAATCATTCTCACTAACTTCTTTTAGTTTATTTCTAAATGCGTCTTGAACTTCTTTTATCTGTGCTGCTGTAGCACCACTTTTTTTACCTGCCTCTTCAATTCTCTTTAGAACTTCTTCTGCGTCTATACCATCTTCAGTAAAACTTCCTGCCCCTGTAAGAGGTTCAAATTTATTTAATAGAGTTGTCACATTTCCATCAAGGATAGTCATATTAGCAACAGCATTTACTCTTTTTGTGCCACCCTGAACTAACCTATTAACTATATTTGCAGTTTGAATATCTGGTATATTAAATGAAGTTAATCTTTTAACTTCTGCAGTAAGAACTCCTGTCGCTGCTTCTGCCAAATCACTAATAATACCACCAAGTGAAAACCTTTGTCTCATCCCAGCACCTAAATTGGTTGTATTGATCACGTTTCCAGAAATATCTTTAATTACTGTTGATGGGTTTAGTGTTGCTATTTGTTGAGCAGTTAATTGTTGCCCATTAAGACCAAACGCAATTTGATTTCCAGAAATATCTTGAATTACTGTTGATGGGTTTAAGTCTTGAATAGCACGACTAGTTCCTGCTGCAGTTGCAGAAGAAATACTATTCGCAGCATTTCCTGCCTCGTCTGATAAACTCTGACTTAAACCATTTATACCGTTATCAACTTCACCTAACGTGTCTTTAACGACTTCGTTAAATGAGGTTGTAACATCTTCAATAGCACCATTAATATGTTCCATAGCACCATCGTATGCACCTTTAATATCATCTATAACACCTTGAATACCTGTGTCCCGTAAAATATTATCTTTGAGAGTAGTAAGTTTGTCTGTAAGACCTTGAAGAGGTGATATCTGAGGTAATAATGTACCTGCCGCACCTATAACACCAACCACTTTTAAAAGAGTTCCGAGGAAACCTCCTGAAGGTGCGCCCAAAACATCTGGAAGATTATCTAAAAATGTTTTCCATGATTCATTTCTTTCATTAACATCTTTAATAACTTTGAGTCTTGTTAGTTCGATTGCTTGAGGTGCACCAGAACAATATGCTACCACGTTTTGTCCTGAACCATTACCCTCTAAACCAAAATCACCTTCTAGTTTACAAACTCCTACATCATATCTTGATGCTTCATTACCAATAGATTTTACAAAACCTCCAAAAGTTTCACCGTCTGTTCCGTCTCCGATTATTGATGAACCTTGAACCAATGCAGTTTCTATATTAGTTCGTACTTCTGCAGCATTACCTTGTAGGTTTGAAAGCACGTTTGTTGACACAGTAACTTCACAATCAAAATCTTGTAATGGTGTTCCTTCAAGCGATTCAGCAGTTAAATTAACAGTTTTAGGTATAGATTGCGATAAGTCAGAAAAAGATTTTCTTCTTGTTTCTGCAGCAAGTTGATTTACTTTATCAAGATTTCTTAAACCCATTATTTTCTCCTACTGAATATCAGAATAACTACCTATTGACTCAAGGTCACGTAGTTGTTTCAGGGACATTTTCAAATAGTATTTAGCGAATATTTTAAAGGAACCATTTTTTCCTCCAAATTTTTCAGACCTCAATAATCTAATATTAGCAGACCTTTGTGTACTGTTTAATTCGTGTGCAATAAATTCAACTTGTTTAGTAAAAGATTTAGGACTATTAGTAAACTCTTTTAATTGTCTTAGTCTTGTACCTCTCCAACCCGCGATACCATATGGACCAGACTCTAAATCTCCTCCTGATAACATACCTGTTTGAGATAAATTTTCTGTAATTCCTATTGCTTGATTGTAACTATATCCTATATTTAAAAAGAATTGTAAAGTATATTGTATTCTAAAATCTTTAACTTCGCCTGAAACGAGTGTTTTCTGATTACCATCATCTACATTAGCAGAGGTTACTATTAATGAATTATCATCAACAATTATTTGTTTTGTATCTAATTGTATCTGAGAAGGTCTTTCCATTTTAGGTAATGAACCTAGTACGATAGGTGTCTGTGAGTTTTTACCGTCCATAAACATACCAAACACTAATGCGCTTGGTAATATGCGAGGTATCTTACCAATACCTGAAACCCCACCTTCGGTAGTTGGAAGAACGCATTGCGCCCATGGTAAATGGTCTTCAGGAATATCTTGTGTATTCTCGCTGTGTAATCCGTGTATGCGTATCTTTACTCTTCCTTCATATCCTGCTTCAGGAACTGAATTAACTACAGTCGCAATAAACCATCTTGTACTATCACCATAGTATTCTGATAAAATAGGTCTCATCATAATTTTGACTCCAACTTGCGGAGATTTAATGTCACGTTATGTAAATTCGCAGCGAAATGATGCTTTACATCATATATAAGATGATTACCAGAATATCTTGAATCTGATAATTCTTCTCTTTTTTCAGCGCGAACGTTATCTCCTCTTATATCTATGCTAATAATTTGACCCACACCTCCGCGACCTACAATAAATCCTGAACCTTCTATTACAATAGTTAATGGATTTTTGTTAAGGAATGCCTTTATTGACTTTGATTCGATTTTTGTTTTAAATTTACTTTCAACTCTTTCATCATGATAACTATTAAGATTACCATAGGTTCCTGAAGAAGTTATTGTATGAAAATTTCTAGACTTGTATCTTAAAATATTTTTATCTTTAAATTTGGCGGTAGGGTCAATAACATTTTGTACCTTACCTTCTTTTTCTATTATATCATCTTTAGAAATATTGCTTAATGTTCGCACAATACTGTGCTCAGATTTATGAACTTCTCCTGTACCTAAGTTAGTGTTAGAGTATGTACTAGAAATTGCTCCAATATCAATTAGTTTCAAAGTATTAGAACTAGCAGGAGTTTCTATCGCTCTTATGTTAAATACTTGTTTTTCTCTGCTTTGGTTAGCATTAGTTGAGTTGGTTTGAGGAGTAAACTTATATGGTATTTTATTAAATGGTTCTTGTTCTAACATTGTATCAAGATTACCTAATCTTATAACGTTTCCTTCTTTAATATCTTCTTCGCCCGTAACAACAAAACCCTCTTTATAATGAGGGATATTAAGAGTAGCAAAACAAAAGTAAGGTGAACCGTTTTTAGTTGTTAATCTACTACATATCCAATCTATAGTTTCTAACGCATTTAAATTAGGAACGATACAAGTTATGTTTTCTTGAGCACTAAATTCATCAGTAGGTTTTTTCGCACCAGTATAACTAATCTCTGTGTCTCTACCTAATTCGTTTTTAACAACTGATTTTATTATTTTTTCTAAACTTCCGCTATAGGATTTTCTTATTTTAGTTGCACGACCAACCATAGCAATTTCATCTAAAAGAGTAATAGTAAACACACTAGATGAACCTGCCTCGCCACTTTTAGTTTGACTTTCAATACCTGTCATTATAAACTTTTTATTTAAAATAACATCTGTTTGTTGAGAGTCTTCTGTTGCGAGAGTAATTTGTACATTTTCTGTACCTTGTAGTTCTAATCCATTAAATAATTCTGAATCGTCAAGCACTACCATTTTCCCTGACATGTATGGTCTATCTAATGATTCAAATATAATTAATTCAGAAACAAACGCAGTAATATCTATTGAAAAAGAATCATTTGTTTCTCTAGTATCATTTTCAGTTACAACCGTATTTGGGGATGTTTTCTTTTCTTCTTTAATAACGGGCAATAGCAAACGTGAAGAGGTGATCAACACCTTCTTAATTCTAAATTCAGTATTAAGTACACTCTTTAATGCGGAAGGACTTGTCATTTTTTATTATAATCTTTGCTTCATTAGAGTTTTGAATTCACTTACGAAACCATCAATAGCACTTGGTTTAACAACAACGATTTGTTGTAGTTCTAAATTCTTTTTCTCAAGTCTATCTCTGTATGTAACCGCAGTCCAATTTACATTCGGAGTTATCCAATCTGTTGGTAATGGAGGTGAATCACTAGTAAAACTAAATGTTGGAGTTAAGTCTTGATAAACACCATCTGCGTCTTCATAATGATGAACGGAATCATACTGAGCAGACTCCTTTACAAGACGAACCTTTTTTTCTCCATCTACTGAAGTAAATTTAAGTTCTTCGGTGGGTAAAAACTCTGTTCCTGCTACTGTAGGTTTTATTATAATTTGTCCCATATCAGGTATTTTGCGAATAATTGTTCCAGTTGTGCTGCTCGTTACTCCTGTTACAGTTGCCCCAACAGGAAATAATTCATATGAACCATTATCTGTAGATATATCTTGATTAGTTGTTACAGTTCTATGAGGATATCTTATTTTTGATTCAGCAAGTAAATCATAACTTGGAACTGACCAACCTGATTCACGAATATGTTCATTCATAAGAAAGAATGTCCAATAATAATCTACTGTACCATAAAGTCTAAACGATATTGTATCAGGTCTATCCCCTGCTATTACAGTGTATTTCTCAATAAGAGTTTCAGAATTTCTCAATTGGTCTAAAACACTAACATATTGAGAAAGTTTCTTGGTGAATACAGGGGTTTCATTATCCCCAAAACGATAAGGCACATTTTGAAAGTTTGTAAAAAATGTTGTAGGCATATTAGTATCCTCTTCCATTCTCATCAAGTGCTATGTCTTGTCTTACAAGTGTAGTTGATTCTACAAACGATAAAGTCATCGTCGTTTCTACAGGGTCATATGCTGCCTCCCCACCGTCTACTTGATATTTTATAAATGATTGTTTTGTTTGGTTATATGTTACATTAACGTCTCTTAAATAAGAAGGTTTTATTCTATGGAATATTGGTTTACCATCATACATCATATAGATATAAAATCTTTCTGGAAATTTATAACCCATACTTACTCCTGCTTCGTCTATTGACTCAGGATATAATTGCGTACGAAAAAACAGTACGATATCAGAAATTGCTCTTGCCTCTTGTGGACTTGTAGGAATCATAGTGAAGGTAAAATCAAAACTTCTGTGTCCAACCCCTTTAAAAATAACTCTAGAGTTTGGATTTACTGTAACCTGAGATGCTAATCCTGCTACATTTTTTAATGTAGTTCCTCCAGGAACATTTTCTGCTTTTTGTAAGACAGCATTGACTGCGAGATTTACGGCAGGATTTTTTCCACCCCCCTTTAAACCTTGTGCTAAAGTTTTTCCTGCGGTTCCCAACATATCGCCAACCGCTCCTGAAACACCCGCTCCTGATGTTAGTGCTTTTAATCCCATCGCTCCTACTGCACCAATTTGAACACCTGTGTTATAACTTGCTCCACCTTGAAAGGAAATGTTTGCTGGCATATATAATTCAGCAAACATACCATCCTTAGGTTTAAGTGTAGTATCTCTTTCTAATCGAGTACTTTGAACATTACCTAAGTTTTCTACTAATTGAGAAGCGAACTCACCTGTAGTAGTTGAATTGCCTTCTGCATCAGCAAAAGTTTGTGCCAAGTCCACTAATGCTGTTTTAAAATTACCAGCAAGACCTGAAATTGTCACAGGTTCTTCTTCTATTACTTGAAACCGTATATAAGTTTTTTGACCATTTTCTCCGAGGTTTTGAGGAAAGGTTCTGGTTTTATATGAGTTCCCCCTACTACCATCACCATATCGAATACCGCGTGACACAATTTCATCACCATCTCCATAAAAAGTGTTTTGAGGGTTTAAATTTCCGTCTGCCATCTTAGTTTCCTACTAAATAGTTTTATATTCGTCAAGTCTATTTATAAGGTTTTTATGGCATATTCTGGAAGATATTCAGTAAAAAATCCATCTAAGTATGAAGGCGACCCAACTAAGGTTACCTATCGTTCTCTATGGGAACGACATGCCTTCAAATGGTGTGACGATAACCCCAATATAATTAAATGGTCATCCGAAGAAGTTGTTATACCTTATCTATATGAAGTAGATAGAAAGTACCACCGATACTTTATGGATTTAAAACTTAAGACAAAACAGGGTAAGACGTTCCTTGTGGAAATTAAACCTGATGGACAAACTAGACCTCCCAAGGGTGGACGCAGAACAAAGAGATACCTCAACGAGAGTTTGACTTATATTAAGAACGTGAACAAATGGGAAGCAGCAGAAGAATATGCCAAGGACAGAGGTTGGGAGTTTATAATATGGACTGAGAAGAACGAACCCCTGAAGTCTATTATACCTAAGTCAACCAAACCATTAAAACCAATAAAACCTTTCAAACGTCGTAAAAAATAGTATAAATAGACGTATGAGTAACTTGTTTGACACACTATCAAGAGAAGCATTTCGAGCGGGAGTGACACCCAAGACAGACGAATCACGTAAGTGGTTTCGTCAACGCGCTAAAGATTTGCGTGGGATTAATAGAAAAGAATTACAAAGGGAGTTACCAACAGGCGGGGATATAATTGGAACGATGCAGATGTTCTTCTATGACCCAAAGACAAAAGACACTTTACCCTATTACGATACTTTCCCTCTAGTTGTAATAGTTGGTCCAGCAGAAAAAGGTTTTTATGGATTAAATCTTCACTACCTACCTCCTATGTTACGTGCAAAAATGTTAGACGGATTAATGGATATTGCTTCAAGTAAAAGGTCTCCTAACGCAAAGTTTGAGATTACATATGAAACTTTAAAATCAACTTCTAAATTAAAGTTTTTTAAACCTTGTTTCAAACATTACTTAGCATCAAATGTTAAAGGTGGGTTTGCGCAAGTTCCTGCGCCGGAGTGGGAAATTGCTACCTTTTTACCTGTAGCAAGTTTCAAGAAGATACCAAACCCATTAACTGCATACAAAGATTCAAGAAAGATGATAGGTTAAAATGGCATTAAGAGTAGACGAGTTTTTATCTGAAGTTGCGAAAAGCGGAGGTATAGCGGAACCAACACTATATAACATTATCTTACCTACAATTAATAAAGAGTCTAGAGGTATGAATATATTATGTACAGATGTAGAAATACCACAAAGACAAATCACAACCAAAGAACGAAGAATAGGAATGGACACTGTAAAAATAGCATATGGCGAAGTTCTTACAGACATAACTCTTAGTTTTATGCTTTTAAATGATTTCGGTGCAAGATATTATTTTGAATCTTGGCAAGGTACAGCATATGATCAAGAAACAAAACTTTTATCATACCATAAAGATATCGTTAAAGACGTAACAATTCAAGTCTTAAGAAAAGGTGTTGCTTTTGATATAACAAAGAAAAAACTATTTGATTCTGGTAAATTACCAAGTTCAATTGCTTCAAGACTTCCTCGCCTTGGTCCACTAGATTTTGCTCAAGGAGAGTTTGACTTAAACTATTTAACCACAGATGATGTTATATATGAAGTAAAACTTATTGATGCATTTCCTACCTCTATGGCATCCCTTAGTATGGGAGCATCTGCAGATGGTTTAATAAAACAAACAGTACAATTATCGTACAAAAACTTTAAAACAACATCACAGTACAGTCAAGGAAAAGGAAGTCAACTTGGGCAAGCACTTCTTGCTGGCGCGATGAGAAAAATCTTTTAAAAAGATTATAAATAAAAATATATTATAAACACGGAGAATAAATAATATTATGGCACTACCTAAGTTAAATGAATCTATTCGTTATGAAATAGTAATACCCTCAACCAAGAGGGAAGTAACATATAGACCTTATCTTGTAAAAGAAGAAAAAATACTTTTACAAGCATTTGAAGCACAAGATGAAAAAACAGCAATGAGAGCAATGGTTGATACGGTTATTGCTTGTATATACGATACAATAAACCCTAATCTATTGACAACATTTGATGTTGAATATTTGTTTTGTCAGATAAGAGCGAAGTCAGTCGGAGAAACTTCTGTTCTGAATGGTACATGTGAAGCAAAAGATTGTGAAGCAAAAACAGAAGTTGAAGTTGACTTGACCTCTCTTAATGTAGAATTACCTAAAGACATAAGTAATCTTATTGAAATGAGTCCTGATATATCATTAGAATTAAAATATCCTTCTTATAATTCTTTTATGAAGCATTATAAAGAGGGAGTATCTGAATCAGAGTTTAGTATGAACATGGTTAGAGAATGTGTTATTTCTGTTAATACACCAGACGAAAGAATAACAGAATGGTCGAATAAAGATATGGATGACTTTATAGATTCAATGACGACCAGTCAGTTTGAAAAGGTTGGGGAGTTTATTTCAAGTGCTCCAACACTTAAAAAAGAAGTAGAGTACACTTGTGTAAAGTGTGGTAATGATAACAAATTAACATTGGAGGGTCTACAAGATTTTTTTTAATATGCCTCTCGCATGATAATTTGATTAATCATTTTCAAACTAATTTTGCTTTGATGCAGCATTACAGATATTCATTACGTGATATTGAAAATATGCATCCGTGGGAAAGAGAAGTTTATCTAACATTATTAGAGCAACATCTTGAAAAAGAGGCAGAAGAAAATAGAAATCTGAATTCAGACTTTTAGGGAATAACAATGGCAACCAAAAAACCAGTCGAAAAAGAAAAATCTTTAGCAGACGTAACTAAAGAAAACAAAAAACAAAATGTGCTTCTTGCTGAGCAAAGTACAAAACTGACTGGGATAAAGAGTTCGCAGCAGTTTACTAATGTTAAATTAGATAAACAAATTGACCTATTTCAAAAATATTTTGACAGACTTAATGCTCAAAGAGGAGATGACGCAGAATCAGAAGCAGAATTATTAGCAGCATTAAAAGACCTTAAAAGTAAAGGTAAATCAGAAGAGAAGAAGCAAGAAAAAAGCGTAGGGGGTTTGTTAGGAATGCTTGGGCGTATTTTTGCGGGAATACGAGGGATACCGATGCTCCTTGGTGCGGCATTGGGTAGTATTGGTACATTAGTTTTTGGGAAGACAGGGTTCGCAATCGTAAAGGGTTTGAGCAAGGCAATGTTTAGGTTCACAAAGTTCTTGATTAAAGCACCTTTTCAATTCGCATTTGCAATCGCAAAGTTTTTAGGAAAAGGGATTGCGAAACTTCCAGGAATTAGAGGTTTACTTGCTGCTCGTCAAGCACGTGCCGCAAAGGCAGCGACGGGTTTAAGAGGTCTTGCGATGAGAGGAATATCTCAAAAGCAGATTGCTAAAATGCCAAATATGTACGGGAAACAATTTAGCGCACAAGCAAGAAGCATGACGCCTCAACAATTTGCTAAAATGCAAAAAGGTGGAAGAGCACCACTTAGGATGCCTGCTTTCTTATCTAATTTAAGAGGAGGAGGAAAGACAGCAAAAGATGCTTCAAAGGTTGGGAAAAGTAGTGGTATACTTTCTGGTCTTTTTGCTAAGTTAGGTAAAATATTCCCTAACATAACGAAAGGTGTAAAGGGGATGGGAAAATTCCTTGGAGCATTCCTTGTCCCACTTAGAATTATATTTACTGTATTTGAAACTGTTAAGGGTGCGCTTGATGGATTTAGTAGATTCAAAGAAGAAGGTTTGTTTGCAGGATTAGTTGCTGCCACTATAGGAGGTATCGGAGGTGCTTTGAAGGCAATCATTGGTTATCCTTTAGATTTAGTCAAAGATATAGCAGCATGGGTTTTAGGTAAGTTTGGCATGAATAATGCTGCCGAGTTCCTTAAAAGTTTCTCAGTCTCAGATATGATTGGTACTTTGTTTGGTGCTATAACAGATAAGTTATTTTCCTTTGTAGATGCAATGAAAGATGAAACAGGAAAATTTTCGCTAGGGAAAATTTTAAAAGTTGCTTTTGCTAATATAATAGATATGTTCACCGCAATACCAAGAAAACTTTTGACTTCAGCAGCAGACACAGTTGAAGGAACTAAGTTTGGATTTTTAGCACCTGCTCTTAGAAAAACAGCGTCGTTAATAAAACTAGGGGATAATGCTGGTTTAGATGATGCATACGATGCAAGACGAGAAAAAAGAAAAGAATTTGATAAAGCAAAACTTGAGAAACAAGAAGCAAAAAAAGCAGAAAAACTAGAGAAGAAAAAGAAGGAAGCAGCAGAAGCAGAAAGACAACAAAAGTTATTAGAAGCACAAGAAATTGCTGCACTCAATAGTGGTCCTGGAGGAATGGTTGATGCAAGTACTACCTCAATAGATAATAGTAGTCAAACATTTACTGGTGGTGTTGAATCAGCAAAAGACCCTATGGCAGACCCTAACATGCAACTCTTTATATCTTTAATGGGATAAAAAAAGGGAGACCCGAAAGTCTCCCCTTAGTCCTAATCCTCTGCCGCGAGTTTCGCGAAGTAGGATAATGTATCATCATCTCCCTCAGATGCCATCGCTACCTGCGGTTGAGGAGCAGACGGAATCACTTGAGGTTCAACTGACTTAGACCCTACGGTCTCAGCAGTTTGTTGTAATGATTCATTCTTCATAGTAGAACCTGAACCAGTCGCCTGACCTAACACAACTTCAAGTCGTGCTTTCAAATCATTATAAGACTTGTATGATGTTGGGTCAGTAAACTCACTCATGTCATGCATAGTATTATAGGTTGCTTCTAGTTTAGTTTCATCGCCTTCTAACAACGCAGAAGGTGACTTAAACTCAGACTTGTCATAGTTACGATATCCCGCAACGTTACGTATCTTAAGTTGGAAGTCAGCACCACTCCAGAAATCGAAAGGATTTACAGGAGTTTCATCAGGATACTCAGGTTGCATCTTATCCATAATCTTATCAAAAATTTTCTTACCAAAGTCGTAAAGGAATACTTTACCGTTGTTGGAAGGATTAGATGGGTCACTTAGTACCATAATGTTAGTTACATAATGTAGTCGTCTCTTTTGAGCACGCGCAGTTTCTTTGTCTGCCTCTATACCAGAGTTCCAAAGACGTGAGTTATATTCAATCACAGGGTCTGCTTCA